TTTATTAAGAGATCGATGGAATGATGAGCTTAATAGACCGATTGAGTCCGGTAGTGAATTCTGTTACTTGCAACGTAAGATAGTAAATTCTTCTGATTCTCGACAAATAGCTGTTCTTGAGTTATTTGAGCAGCATCCTAAACTCATCATATTCTACAACTTCGACTACGAGCTTGCAATCCTCAAGAAATTGTTCTCTAACTTCAGCGCTCCTGTATCAACCATTAAAGTTGCCGAGTGGAACGGTCATAAACATGAGAAGATCCCTGACAGTGACCGATGGGTCTATCTTGTACAGTATACCGCAGGATGTGAAGGCTGGAATTGTATTGAGACAGATGCTATGGTGTTCTACTCTCAGAGCTACTCGTATAAGGTGATGAAGCAAGCAGCCGGACGTATTGACAGGATGAACACACCATTTACTGATCTATGGTACTATCATCTAAAGTCTAAGTCAGGTATTGACTTGGTAATATCAAGATCTTTATCTGAGAAGAAAGACTTCAATGCAAGTGCTTACAGTAGGAAGTATGGTTATACTAAATTTGCTAGTACGCGTAAATAACATATGCTAATATGAGAGGATATCATGTCGCTTATATAGCGCGCATCGGTCAGCGCTTAATATAGGAGCTATGTAAGCGGTATTCGAAGAGTGCGTAGCAACGTAGAATAAAAGCATGGTATCCTCTTTTATTTCTGCACAGGAGGAATATTATGGCAAATGATGACTTTTATGAATTTGTGAAAGAGGCTCTTTACGGGAAAAAGCCCAAGTATGAAGAAAGAAAGGTAAAATATAAATTTGATCCTTATGATTATGCTGCAGGTAACAGAGATGGATCATTCAACTTCAACCGCATATTTATTAAAGGTGAATGTGTTAACTGCCAACATTATGTGTGTCCAAAAGAAGATAAGGTAGAAGATGGTCCGGACGATATTGTTATTTACCAAGGTGTTCTATGCCCGGGTTGTTTGAAAGGGCATAGTGTACTGAGTAAAGAGAAAACAAGACCGTGCGTGGATTTTGAGAAATTTCCAATATGAGATAAAAACGGAGGAGAAACCATGATTAAATACTTATGTGACAAATGTGAAAAAGATATAAGTGAGTCTAGTGCTTGCAGTATTTTCGTAGATGGTAAGAAAATGACATTATGTCCTAAATGCCATAAAAAGCTTAAACTTATGAGAAAAGAAGTTGATCGGAGGTTCTTGAGAGGTGAAGAGCTTGAATTCACACCACCTAAAGAGCCGCAGCGTATGACAGTGACCGGATACAATAATCATGATTGTGAATCATGGTATGCTTGTCCGGAATGTGGAAAAGAGTATGGTAGTTGGGGATTTGTCCATAACCATATGCTTCCTAGAACAGTGTTCAAGTGCGAAGATTGCGGAACGCAATTAATTGTACCAGGGTAAAGGAGATAAATTATGGCAAAACTTGATCCTTATGAGTCCATACCTGAACGTTTGCACAACTGTCCTAACTGTGGTGGAACGTTGCAGGACGATGGTAAATGTAGATTCTGTGGAAGTGTTGTATATGACTTCCTTGGTATTGATCTTGATAAACAGACTCCAACATTTATCAGGATGAAACACAAAGACAGAATAGTACACTTTAAAGTAGTGTTTAATAATATTGAAATAACCATGAGTCGTGAACGTCCGACACTTTACATGGATAATGAGCCTGTAATGACTATGGAGAGTATTGATACTTTTGAAGGCAGTGTTGACTTTACTGTAGTCGGAGGCATTATTGTTGAAGATCCAAAAATAACTGGTGTAGGAGGTTAAAGATGCTTAAGAAAACAACAAAGAAAGTTCTTAAAGAAGTAGAAGAATTAGAGAGTGCAGTTATTGTATGCGATGTTTGCGGTAAAGAACTTCAGTATACTCAAACGGAATTTGTGAGTCCTGTTGCAGTATATTATGAAATTGTAACCGGACATCACGATTGGGGCAATGACAGTTGTGAGAGTATTGAACATAAAGATGCTTGTTGTGATGAATGTCTGTCAAAATTTACTCAAGAGTGGTTACAGAACGCTGAGGTTATTGAGAGTAACACAGCATACATTGAGATACATAAACGTCGACATTGGAAGATGGAGGCTGCTAAGGAGGATAAAAATGAATAGAGATTGCAAAACTTGCAAATTTAGGTCATTTAAGCCTGATGAGCTTTCTGATAATTGTGGGCATCATTTCGAAATGGATGGTGTTGTATATTATGATACTCCTGATCTTTCTGCTTGTGATAAGTATGGATTATGTGGTTTTTATGAGAAAGATCCAGATATTATGGATGATGAACAATGTATTAGTTATTTAGAATCTATATGTCAGTTATTTATCAAGGGCAGTAAAAATTGTGAGGGGCAAGCTTTGGAATATCATCAGAAGTACATACGTGCAATACAATATGCTATATCTAAAATACAGAAAGGTAATGCTGAATAATTTAGGATATACAGAGGCATAAAAGGAGAATAATATATGAAATGGTTTGGTTTTATATGGATCGGTATGCTTATAATACTGTACTTGATTTGGACAATTAAATGTATTGTGGATTTCATCAGTGATGTCAAAGGCAGCTGGAAATTATCATTCCTGTTTCAAATTGGTGCTTCTTGGGCGCATTGGATTGTTATTCATGTATGTGTCTTATTTATAGGCTCTCTTATTGCATTTTTGATATACGGAGGTTGGTTATGAGTACTGATGCTATTACAATTTCATGTGCAACTTGTAAGTACGAACACAGAGATATCTGTGCGGAACCGTGCATGGATTGTGATCCAAGAAGAAATTCACCAGATTGCAGATGGGAGGCGAAGGAAGATGAACTATGATCTAAGCCAAACAATGTTTAAGTTTAATCAAGAAACTTATGTTTCCTCGCATGGTATGACAGTATTTACAAAAGAATCTATAAAAAATAAAGATCGTAGTATACTGCCTTTAATGTATGGAGTAAATAGAACAACAGAATATCCTGATTATATTATTCTTGGTACGGCGGAACTTGAAATGACAGAGGATGAATTAAAAGCCAATTGCATCTTAAATGACAGACCTGAGAGCCGATTCATAAAGCAGGTATTAAAGAATGGAGGAACATTTGAAATTGGTTTTTATGGAAATAAGGTTAAGTATAGTTCGGATAGAAAAGAAGTAAAATCACTTGATCTTAAATACATAAGTATTCTTCCTCCAGAATATATAGGACCGCCAATACCTTATATAGATGCAGATGGTAATATAATGCCGGATAATGCAGTAAATTATTAAGGAGAATTATTATGCCAATTGATTATAAAAACGAAGCGCCGAAAGGCAACTTATTTTATGCTGGTCTCGATGGTGTCTGGCATCCGTTTGGTGAAGCTAGTTTCCAAGCAGACATAACTGTTCCTGAAGAAGTAGAGGCTATGTTCTGGTCTCAAATGGAAGGTTTAGAAATAGTAGAAGGAGAAAAATGAGTATAATAAAAATTAATAGGGAGAAATTACCAAAACAACCTAAACTTAAATATCGGACAACAAACAAGGGAGACAAAAAGAAAAGTATTGAATTGTCCGAAGAGCAGTTTAAAAGTATCAATGATATGACAGTTGATGATATCATAGAATGGTGTAAAAAGACGTCTAATATCTGAAAGGAGAAAAAAGTTATGGCAATTAGTAGAACCAAATTAAGAACTTTAAAAAGATGGGTAAATGATAATGAGGAGAAAGAAATTGCTACTTTTTATATGGAATCTGATAAATCCGGATGTCAAGCTAAAGTAAAAGGAAATAAAGATTTTTTATTAAATGGTCTTATTCATGCGATTGCCGATTTTGCTGTTCGATTTAATATTTCTTCAGAGGAAATAACTGGTAAAATCGTTGGTTTAATTGGTGAGAAAAAGAGGGTTAACAACGATGGCTGATAAAAATGAAATAGAAAAAGCAACAGATAATATAGTAAATTCTATATGGAAAGGTCTCAATTTTTGTTGGACTGGTGCTATACTGTCTTTTATATTTTGCTTCCTATGGAAGTTTACGAACGTTTATAAGGTATTTGGTCTTCCTGAAATTGACTATTTTCAAGCATTGGCTATATACTTTATAATAAATATTTTATTCCCTATAAGGTTATTAAAGGAGAAGTAATATGGTATGTCCATTCAGAAAAAACACAACTTATAAGTATACTGGTGAGCAGACTGGAAATGGTCTTGCTATTCTCGACAGCATGACGGAAAGTTTCGGCGAATGCTATGGCGACTCTTGTCCGTTTTACTACAAGGATGAAGACGATAATGACTGCTGTGACAGATGTGGCAGTTATAGTGATAGTGAAGGAGATGGTCAATTATGATAAAAAGTGACATTTGTAAGGATTGTGAGAAGGAAGAAATTTGTGAAAAAGAGGAGTCTGATTGCCCGTATTCGGACGAAAACAACCTCAATTTTTGCCAATTTGCGCCTAAAAAATCGACTAAAAATGGATAAAATTATGGGACACATTTAAAAATAAAAGTGGCCAATGGGACACATTTTCTGGCCAATTTTAAAAAATGGGACAGATTTGGGACAGATTTTTTCAAAAATTTAGCAAAATGGGACACTTTTGACCACCTTTGGACCACTTTTAAAAACAAATGTGTCCCATAAAAAATGCGTCAACCACGCGGGTTTTGGGCTTTATGGGACAGATGACCACTCTTTTTTGTATTTTATATATAGAAAAAAATTAAAAATATATATAAATATGCAAAAAAATGTGTCCAATTGTCCCATAAGTCATTTTTAGCAAATTTTTATGAATTTTTGACAATTTAATAAGGAGAAGAACAAAATGAGTGAATCAGGTTCAATAACAGCTGTTATGAGTAAGGATTTGAATGTCTTAGTGAATTCGGACGACGTAATAGAATGGAAGCCGGCAGAGAGGAGCAGATGGTTAAAGACTGTTCACGCGGTTTCGTACGGAGTCGAGTGTTCAAGATGCAAAAGCTTTCAGGATTATGAAACTAGGTATTGTAAAGATTGCGGAGGAATCTATATAGGAGTATTACCTAATTTCAATAAAAAATCAGAAAGAAAAAGGAGACATCACAATGGCTAAGATAAAAGTTGAAAGAATCAGTTCAATGATTGAGGGATTGCCATGTACTATTCTCTACAATGGTCAAACCAAAAACTATCCTGTGAAAGCAAATTCTGAAGGAAGGCTGTATCTCAAATTTAATGGCATAGTTCTTCATGAAGATGAACTTCCATTAGGAGAGGAGGTCAGTGTATGAGTTCAGAAAACAAAACTCCTAAAAATTGTCACACGTGTGCTTTTCAGTATCCATGTAATAAGAACAATGGTAAATATTGCACATTAAAAAATTTCCCGATTCTTAATCCTGACATTGGTTGTGGTAAACACATGTATAAACATGAATTCCGATCTGATAATATAAAGCATGTTTCTCAAGAAGAAAAAGCAGCATATGATATAGCTAAGCAAAATAATAGATTTGAGATTTAGGAGGAAATACTATGGCAAGATTCGGCAATATAACCAATGGTGTAAATTCTCCTACTGATCAGGCAAAGTATTTATCCTTGCATGCACATTATTATGGATTCAGAGAATCACCTGATGGATCAAGAGAACGGTATTATGATTTTGATGGTAAAGGATTTGTAGTAACAGAATATGATAGTGACAATAGTGTTATTATAGCAAACGTTCGAACTTGTTCTGTAAATGAAGTTAAACTAATAATGATGGCTAAAAATATTAGTTTTGGTGATTGACATGAAGCCTAGAGAAGTAACTTTATCAGAGGCATGCTTAAAAGGATTAATATCTGTTCTTTGTTCAATGGCCTGGATTTTTATAATGGCTGGAAGAACATTAGTCGATTCAATGGATGTTAATATCTTTGATACAGAAATTGTTGAAGCTGTTATAGAAGAACAAAAAATAGAAGAATCAGAAATAACGTGCAATTATGATATTGCAATGGATATGTATCAAGACTTACAATTATTTTTGAATACGTGCCCTGTAATATGTCATACCGAACCGACAGATCTTGAAAATTATTCTTGTCTCATGTACGCAACTGAATCATTGGGTCGTTACTATATAACGGCCTATAATCATCTCGAGACTGGCAGTAAAGCAACTGCTAGTGGTAAGACCTGTCATGAAGGTTGGATAACTACTTGCGCTGCCGACCCAAGGTATCACAAGTTTGGTGAGTATCTTGAAATCGATGGCAGATTGTATGTCGTCGAGGATACTGGTAGCGCTGTAAAGAAACGGCACATTGATCTTTATTTTGCTAATTACAAGTCAATGGCAAAATACGGTTCAAATTACCAAGAGATTTATAAAGTTTCTTGGCCGTTTGGAAAACCGAAGCAAAATTGAGCCACGCGAAAAAAACATGTCCTTTTATGAAGAGAGAAGAATAAATTAGGCGCTTTTATATTTACGACGCAGCGTTTTCTTTATTCTTCCTCTTTTTCTTTTTGCGTGAAATTGGAAAAAGGAGAAATAACAATGGCTACGCCTGAAGGAAAATTTAAAGCTAAACTTATTGAAAAGCTTGAAGAACGGTATCCTGATTTTATAATAACAAAATTAGAAGCCGATCTTAAGAATGGTATTCCTGATATTGTTATACTCGGGGATAAAAAACGATGGGCTACACTTGAAGCTAAGAAAAACAAAGAAGAAGTAACCAAACCTAGAAGAAACAAGAAGGCACAAGACTATTATGTTTCTAAAATGGGAAAGATGGGTTATTCTAGCTATGTTTATCCTGAGAATGAAGAGGAGGTTTTAAGTGAGCTCGAAGATTATTTTGCATGAACATCCTAATCTCATTGGTCAACATGCTATTTTTAGTCCAAGCCAAAGCGCATGGTTAAGATATGATAATGATCAAATAGAAGAAAGGATTATAAATCAAAATCGAAACTTTTTAGGAACTGAAATCCATGAGTTTGCTGCTCAGCAAATTAAGCTAAATATTAGAGTAACAAATAACAGAGCATTAAGAAATGGCATAGAGAATTTCATTTATACAAAATATAAAGCATTAAGTACAACTGGTGAAATTTCGGCATTTGCCATGAAACTAATTAAATCTGTAAGATATTTGCATTCTGATGTATTAGGTGCTATAAGGAAATATATTAATGATGGTATAGGCTTCAAGATGGATGTTGAATGGCCAATATACTATTCAGATTATATTTTTGGTACAGCAGATTCGGTGGTATTAAGAGATAATTGTTTGCACATTCATGATCTTAAAACAGGTTTAACTCCAGCTCATCCTGAGCAATTAATGGTGTACGCCGCTTTATTCTGTTTAGAGTATGGTCCTGTTAATGACTTTAAACCACAGAATATAGTTTATGATTTAAGAATGTACAAATGCGATTATGATGACTACACTTTAAGAATGACTCCTACTCATGAGGATATTATTCCTATCATGGATAGAATAATTAAGATAACAAAAGTAGCTAACAAAGTTGATAAGGAGGCTTGACATGGACAAACCGAGTCTGGAAAATCTCGATGAGTTAATGCACTATGGTATTAAACGCCGTTCAGGTCGTTATCCTTATGGAAGCGGTGATAATCCTTATCAACATGAAGCAGATTTTCTTAGGGATGTACACAAGTTAAGAGATGAAAACTTTGAGTACACTGATAATGATCCTAAGAGTAAAGACTATGGTAAAACCTTTACTGGAGATCTAGCAATTGCTAAGTCAATGGGTTTGTCATCTACACAGTTCAGAACACAGCTATCATTAGCTAACAATGAAATGCGCAAGCAAGAAGTTGAAAGAGCTAAACAGCTTAGAGCCGAAGGTAAGAGTCTTAATGAGATTGCAGCAATAATGGGCTATAAGAATGACTCATCTATTCGCTCACTTCTTAACAAAGATTCCGAAGCTAGAATGCTTTCTGCTGAAACAACAGCTGAGGTTCTTAAGAAGCATGTAGATGAAAAAGGAATGCTCATCGTTGGTAAAGGCTCTAATAGAGAACTCGGTGTTTCTCCTGAAAGAATGCAACAGGCTCTCTATATTTTACAAATGGAAGGCTATCCTGTCTATGGTGGAGGCATTCCGCAGGTAACAAACCCGGGCAAACAGACAAATGTACAGGTTCTTTGTGTACCTGGAACACAGCATAAAGAAATTTATCAATTTGATAAGCTTCACACCATTTCAGAAATGAATGTAGTATCTCACGATGGTGGAGAAACATTTGATCCTAAATGGCATTATCCTGAAAGCTTGAGCTCAAAAAGAGTAGCAATCAGATATGCTGAAGATGGAGGAACTGAGAAAGATGGTGTTATTGAGATTAGAAGAGGTGTAGAAGATGTAAGCCTCGGAGATTCTCATTATGCTCAAGTTCGAATAATGGTTGACGGAACTCACTACTTAAAAGGAATGGCTGTCTATTCAGATGACCTCCCTAAAGGTGTCGATGTTCTGTTTAACACAAATAAGAAATCTGGCACACCGATGCTTGGACCTAAAGACAATACGGTTCTTAAGCCTATAAAGAATGATCCTAATAATCCCTTTGGTGCTTTAATCAAAGAAGGAATTGATGACCCTGAATTAGGAACAAAAGGTGGAGGCCAGCGTTACTATATTGATTCCGATGGTAAAAAGAAATTGTCGGTTATTAATAAGAAATCAGAAGAAGGCGACTGGGGTGAATGGTCTAATAAACTTCCTTCGCAGTTCTTAGCAAAGCAGAGTCAACAGCTCATTGACAAACAATTGTCATTGGCTAAAGCTGACAAAAGAGCAGAACTTGATGAAATATTAGCTCTTAATAATCCTACAGTTATTAAGTCTCGTCTGAAGTCTTTTGCTGATGATTGTGATGCTTCTGCTGTTCATTTAAAAGCAGCTGCCTTACCTCGCCAGTCTTATCAGGTTATTATGCCCCTTACATCAATAAAGGATACTGAAGTTTATGCACCTAATTATCGTAACGGAGAAAAGGTTGCTTTAATTCGTTATCCCCATGGTGGAACATTTGAGATTCCTATCTTAACTGTTAATAATAATTTACCTGAAGGAAGAAAAGTTCTTGGCGATCATCCTAAAGATGTCGTTGGTATTAACAAGAAGAATGCTGATAAGTTGTCAGGAGCAGACTTTGACGGTGATACTGTTATGGTCATTCCGTGTAATAATCCTAAAAGTAGTGTACACATTATTGCTACTGCAGGACTTAAGGGTTTGGAAGGATTTGATCCTAAACTTGAATACGGTGGCCGTCCCGATGGTACTTTTAAGAAAATGAGAAATACTCAGAATGAAATGGGTGTTGTCTCTAATCTTATTATGGACATGACTTTAAAAGGAGCTAATGAAGAAGAACTTGCTAGAGCTGTTCGTCATTCAATGGTAGTTATTGATGCTGAAAAGCATGGTCTCGACTATAAAGCTTCTGAAGCTGATAATGGAATTAAAGAACTTAAAAGACTTTATCAGGGTCATATCGGTGAAGATGGTAAGTATCACGAAGGTGCCTCTACTCTTATTACAAGAGCTAAGAGTCAAAAGGAAGTTCTTAAGACCATTGGTAGTCCTCGTATAGATCCTGAAACAGGCAAACAATATTGGCCTGAAAATAAGATTGTTAGAGAGACATATACTGATAAGAATGGTAAAGAAAAAGTAAGAATGAAGAAATCAACCCAAATGGCTGAAGTTGATGATGCTCGCTTACTTTCAACAGGAACTCCGCAAGAGAATGCTTATGCTGATTATGCTAATTACATGAAGTCGTTGGCTAATGAAGCAAGAAAAATAATGGTCAATACAAAAGACATGCAGTATTCTCCTGCTGCCAAGGTAGCTTATCAGCGAGAGGTTGATGCTCTCAATCACAAACTTAATATAGCAGAACTTAATAAGCCTAAAGAACAATTAGCACAGGCGATGGCTAACTCAATAGTAGCAAAGAAAAAGGCGATGGACCCAGATCTTAAAGCTAAAGATATTAAGAAGATTAGACAACAGGCAATTGTCGAAGCTCGTAATACCGTTGGTGCTAAGCGTGAACCATTCCCCGTTACAGAGAAAGAATGGGAAGCTATACAGGCAGGTGCAATATCTGCTAATAAGTTAACACAAATTATGCAGTACATGGATGATGATGTACTTAAAGAATATACTACACCGTTCTCAAGTAAAGAAATTAGTCCTACTAAGAGAACTAAGATTACGGCGATGGCTGCTCAGGGTTATACACCTTCTGAAATAGCAGATGCCGTTGGTGTCTCTACTAAAACGGTTAATAAGTATATAAATTCCTAAGTCTATTTGTTTTGCCATAACATATAGCTCTGAATCTTGTTGCTATCGGAGTGGGAGTAGGTGCCTCTCCGATGGTGACTTGATTTAAAACCCACCCAAAAAAGAAAGGATACCACGATGTCAAATACTGAATGTCGATTAACCACTGTTGATAATCCTTATGATGTGTTTACACAGTTTGACCAGTGGTTTCTGTATGATGTTGAAAAAGGATACAATACTTGCGGATACTTAGATAGAATAGCTAATATACCTCAGGATATATCAGATGAAGAATATGCTAGTCGAGTAGAAGAGGCTATAGATGAAATAATTAAGTACGACACAATGAATTTGTACCGTAAAGTAAAAAGAACCCAGTCTCAATAAAAAACAGGGGCTATATATTTAAGCGCCCCAAATTTTTGTCTGGGTATATCTATTTTTATAAGAAACTTGAACACTTTTAATAGATATAAAAACAAATGTATAATAGGTCCCTA